TCAACAACATCAGCGACACGAACACTTCCGCAATCCTTAACGCATACAACACCGCCAAGGGCTCCGTCGATAGCCTCACGCTGCCCAGTGTGCTATTCGATGGAGCGGACGCGACGCTGACCAGCTGGCTGAACGCGAGCGCCACTGGAGCGGGATTGCTGTGGGCCTTCGCTGAGGATTCACCGCCGCAAGTCGAGAGCGTTGCGCCTGGCAGGTCGAATGTTAGCGTCAGCTTGGCGGCAGAGCTTAGAATTAGCTAAAGGCAACCCTCATGGCGGTCACGAGCACTACAGGTAATTTCTCGATCACCGGGCTCGGCTCGACAGTGGTGGTTCGTGATGCAAGTGTTGATATTTCACGCGACACACTAGAAACCACAAATCTAGGTGATTCCAGCAGGACATACGTCACAGGCTTGCGTGGTGCGTCCGGGAGCGCAACTCTGCTGTACGAAAACAGCTTGCTTGATGATGTCTACGCCAAGATCAACACAGATTCGCAAGGCGCCATCACCGCAACACTGACGTTGACTACGGGCAAAACCATCTCAGGTAGCGTGTTGATCACCAGTGTTGGCTCCACCGTAACAGTCGGTGATGTAACAAGCACGAACGTTGCATTTACGTTCACTGGTGACCTGACCATCTCCTCAACGTAATGGCAGTCCTTGGCACCAATGGCAGGGTCATCCTCAACCGCTCGGCGCCAACGCCTGTTGCCGTTGACGTTACTGACCTGAATCAAGACAAGAACATCATCCTGATCTCAGCCCCGAGTTTCAGGACTGGTGATCTTGTCGAGGTTGCGAGCATTGACAACTGGCCTAACGACTACCTTTTCGATTCGCGGCTGGTGCCGACGTACGCCAACACGTACCAGCATCAAGATTGGGCCGAAGCCGTTGACTACAGCGTTGCGCATCCATCGGACTTGCTGAGGCCATTCAGGTGGTTCAGTACAGAGGGAAACGAACCACTGACGACCCATAACGGCGATGCTCTCGTCATTCAACCAGCGGCTGCAGATCGAGAGCCGTACCGTAATCAGTTCTATGTCCACGTCGATCAATTAAACAGGCTTTCGTTTTACAGAACGAGGGCTGCCGCTTTGGCTGGAGCATCAGGCGCAACACGCGAGAATATTGATTTTGATGACTTTATCGACACGACCGCCAGTGTTGAGCTAAGACTGGTCAATGAATGGAAGCTGGAGTGTTCGCTGCAAAGCTGGGAGCTGAGCCTTAACGGCAACGAGATCGACACGACGGGACTTGGCGATCAGTTCTTTGATGGCGTCAAGTCGTTGATCCAAGGTGGTGGCAGCTTGGATTTCTTGGTGGAGCGCGAGTCGGTTGACACGCGAACAACTGCAATCGTTAATCGAGATGATTATGCCAATGCACGCTGTTTTGTCGGCGTTGAAGAAAACCTGACATACAACTCAGCGGACATCATTGGAACATCAGGAAGTCTTGCGGATTACGGCCCAGATTACGATGACGCAAGCCTAGATGCGGGCACTAATCCGTACGACAATGCAAATATCACGCCGCGCAGCGAGATTGGCGAACTTGCCGATCAGGCGCTCGCCAGTGTTGGCACGAGTAATTTGCTGCGCTTGCTGCTCAACACCGCAGAGCAGGCCGAAGCAACTGCTGAATTTTGGATGATCGATCCTGACCAGCGTGATCGGGTCAGTTACGCCTACACGCTATTGCCAGGTGACCTGTACTACAGAGCGCAGATTCTGATCACGAACACAGCGATCAGCACACGAGCAACGGAGGTGATCAGTGGATCGGCAAACTTCGTGACCGTCAGGGATGTCGAGCTACTTGAAGGCGTCGCTTGATTTGAGCTACAATTCTAATATCGCGGTTTATCCATGACGCTCAAAATTATCCACAAGAACAATACAAGCGCTGGGCAGGCACCTGCTCCAAGCGATCTTGATATTGGCGAAATTGCGGTGAACTCTGCCGATGCCAAGCTGTTCACCAAAGACACCAACGGCGCGGTTCGAGAGTTCATCGGCAAGTTCGAGCAATCCGGCAGCGGAGTTGTTGCACGTAGCATTGAAAGCAAGCTGCGTGATGTTGTTAGCGTTAAGGATTTTGGTGCGGTTGGCGATGGAGCCACAGATGACACGGTAGCCATCCAAGCTGCAGTTGACGCTGTTTCTCCATATGGAAAAGTAGTTATTCCTGAAGGAACCTACAACATTTCATCTGCTATCCGAGTAACTAAATCTGGAGTTGAGATTTCTTTAGACTCAGCAAAACTTGTTGCTGATAATTTTACAGGTTGGACTCTGGCTGGTGGATCTGTTTTTGATGGAGGACGTAATAAAGCGTTAATTGAGTTTGTTGGTGAATCTATTTTAAAGACAACCAGCTCTGACTCTTCATTGTCTAAAGGTGATTTTGTTGTAAATCTTTCTTCAACTACGGGCATCCAACTTGGAGACTTGTTGTTTTTAAATACCGATGAACCCTGGTATCAGAGTGCAACAAAATCAGAATTATTTAAAATTATAAAAATTTCAGGAACTGCTGTTACTGTTGACCATCCTTTTGATTTTGATTATGACTTTTCTGGTTATATAGAGACTGTAGAAGTTATTAGACCAGTTGTTGATTGTAAAATTTATGGAGGTGTTATTGAAGGAGAGGGGCTTGTTGATTCAAATCTTTTGAATGGCTTCGGCCCTTGTGGTGTTAATGCTTGCGGAACAATTAATTTTCGCATCGAAAATGTCACTATTAAATATTTCCAAAACAGGTCTCTTGCGCTTGATTGGTCTTATTTTTGTACAGCTAAAGACCTCTATCTTGTTGGTCTTCCTGATTCAGTAGATTATGCTGCCCCTGAAGCTGCCACAACTGGGATATCTTCTTTTTATGCTGTTTATGTTAAGTTTTCTTTTTGCGTTAATTTAGACGGCATAAAAGGTTATCGTGTTCGTCATACAACAGATGGCGACTATTCTCATAATCTTTCTATTAAGAATTGCTATGCAACTGTCAACCATAAATCTAGCTACAGGGCGCACGAAGGCTTAAATGATGTACATTATGATAACTGTTTTAGTTTAAACAATTTGCATTATGGGATGCAGTGGGAAGGTTTTGATATCACTGTTACAAATTGTACTTTTATTTCTTCTGACGGTAGTGGAGGACTTTATGCTGCTACGGTCGGGTTAGGCGGACTAACTGCAGATCCACAGCGGAGAATTGTTTTTCAAAATAATACTTTAGCGGCTGGAACTAGATCTTTTTACATGTCATGCAATGCTTATGGCTTACTCCAAGGAAACACATTCATAAACAATGGGGCTGGAACAAGCGGGACAGTTTTGTTAGGTGGCGATAATATAGATGGCCTCAAGATTGAAAGCAATAAGTTTGAAGATCCTGTAGGATCTAGGTCGATTCAGTTGATTGATGGAGGTACAAACGGAAATTATATTTATTTCTTGAATAATAACTTTAACTATCAAGGCTTTTCAGCTCCTATTGTTATTCAAGCTACATTTGGTTATGTCAATGATGAGCTTAATGTTATTGCTGTTGGCAACTCTTGCCCTTCCGGGATGAGTAAAGCCCAGCCTGTTGTAGACTACCCTGGACGAAACGGTGGGGTTTTTCGTACAGATAACAACTATGCACAATCAATTCCTCTTGAAAACGAAACACCTTTTGAAATAAATGGAACCATGGGTGTTCCAAGAGGAACCGGCGGTTATTTGTTTCTAGAAACTCCCGGTGGAGGAGAACGAGCCTCCATTAAATCAAACAGCTCTAATGAATTGATTTTTAGCGCTGGGTCTGCTGACAATGAGTTGGTAAGGCTATCTAACAATAATGAAATTTTAAAAGGTTACGATGATGCGCTTACCAATTTTGGCACAGCAACAACATCACCAACAACAACTAACACGACTCCAAAAACTCAGCTCCATGCTGGCTCTGCTGCTGGCGCAGGCGCTGCTTTTGTGAGTTGGAAAGATTCTGATGATGCTTTTTATGCTCCTACACTTTGGCTTGCTAAAGCAAACGCTTCAGGAGATACTGTAGGTCTTAACGGCAGCGTAAATGATGGAACAGATCTTGGC